TTCTGGTTGATAAATATATTGAATATATAAAACAAATATTTGAAAAGCAAGAAATTCAAATATCTGAAGAGCAAGAAAAAGACAAAACTGATATTAAAGACGCTGTAGAATACTTTAAAAACCTTGGAGAATCTGAAAGTAATAAAGAGGTAAAAGAAGAATTTGAAAAAATCCCTCCTGATGAGGAAGACATCCTTAAAGAAATAGATATTAACAGAAAAGATATGATTAATAAGGAAATTTCTAATTTTTCTAAACAACTCAATCAACATAAAACAGATAATATAGATTTTAAAATTCAAGGGTGTTGGTTTCAAATAGCACTTATCATACTTCTCTTGATTGAAAGAGTTCTGGGGAAATACGATATTAAAGTATACTGGCTTTATGGAAAAATTTATTTTGTTCACAAAACAGTAGGTAAATTCCTTGAATATGAGATACATGAACCTTTTGATGTGGAAATAGATTCTATTTAATTTTTTCATCAATTAAAATTTCCGTTTGTCGTTTACCCGTATTTAACTTCATTTCATATTCTATTTTAACATTCTTTACACTATCATCAGCAATAATTCCTGCTTTTACAAGTCCATCTAAAATTCCTTTAAAGTAAGAAAAATTATCAAGGTCTCTCCTTCTATTATCTGGAAAATAAAATATCACTTTTATCTCTTTTGCATAAATCCCCGGTCCATAAAGTGCCTTCCATAAATACCCGTGGGGGATAATAAGATTTTCCCATTCCCTCTTAATCCTTCGTTGCTTTGCTCTTCCCCCGACGGTCCAACTCCACTTTTTCCATTCATTCTGACTTGGTGGCAATTTTTCTATTTCTATTCTCATCTCTTTTCCCTTCCCAATACTTTTTAATTTTTTTAGTTATTTCTTTTTTAATTTCTCTATATGCACTTCTTATAAAAATCTTATATTGTATTCCCATCTCATTAAGAATTTCCCTTAAATATTCCTCAATTCTTTGCTGCGATGGTTCCTTCCAGTTTCCGTTCATTGAATACAAATAAAAATAATTTTCTTCATCAGAGACAATTCTTTTAATTTTTCCATAAACTTCTTCAAGCAATTCAGGATAATAAAAATGTATATGAATTCTCCATCTTCCTGCTGCATACTTACAATAAGCATAAACATCAAGTAAAGACCTATCAGAAATAAGGGGTAAATCACATTCCATACGATGAGCAAAATAATAATATTCCATCAATGTTTTTTGAAAATTTACCCAATCAGAAAAACTAACCAATCGCCAGTCAAATTTTAAGTTCTCCAACATAAACCTTGCCAGTTCAGGAACTACAATTACGGGTATTTCTTCTTTTTCCAGTTCTCTTTTAATACTATTTACCAGTGTCGTTTTTCCTGCTCCGTGTGCTCCAATTATAAAGATTTTCATCTTTCTCCCCCCTTTGGAAACTCCTGTATTTTAAACTCTGGATAGTATCTCCATAGATTTTCCTTTACAAAAACAGGAATTTCGTTTTCCCTTGCTTCCCTGATGATTTCCTCTACCCATTCCTTTTTAGGTAGTTTGAGAGGATTTGTCTGACTTCCTATAATAATCCAGTCAGGAAATTTCCACCCTTCAAAGTCGTTATCAAGAATTTCACTTGCTTCAATTTTAGCAAGCAAAGGTTCAAAAGAAATAAATTTAATATTAT